GTTGTTAAAGAAAGCCGCACTGTTCTGATAGCTAGAAGCTACTGGAGAAAGAGTCATCGTTCCATCACCAAAGCCTGTGGCTACAGCGTGAAGGTCAGTATCAATCTTAGTAGCAAGAGCATAGCCAGCATCTTCAGTATAGAACTGACGGAGGCTGTTAAGTGCTTGCACTTCTACAATGTCTTCAATCAGACGTGAGTATTCAAAGTGACGGTTAACGTCAATTGCAAGTTCACTTTCAGTGTTAGCAATAATGTTAACAGCCGCATTCTCAGCCTTTACACTTGCGTCAGCGCGTGTGGGCTTAGGAATGTGGAGCTTGTCGCCTTTCTTGCCTGTCATTGACAGCTTCTTTACGAGAGGAACCATCTTGAGGTTCTTCTGGTATGCCGCAATAATTTCATCACTCCAGATTTCTGGGATGAAAGTTGCCGCTTCGGTTTTTCCGGTAATGCCTGTGGCGCCGGGATATGGGACAGTAGCCATGTTAATCTCCTAGATCATTTGACTCGACCCTCTGCGTACGCTTGAAAAATCTCGTTTGACAAAGACTGATAACGCTCGGGGTCCGTTTTCATAAGTTTAATAATGTCGGTCCTGCGATATGTTTTCTTACGTTCCCCTTCGCCACTGCCTCGCGCATTGCCTGTTCTTGCCGCCTTGAGTTGCTGTTTCCGCACTTGTTTTTCAACATTAACGGTTTGCTGGGCTACTGTCTTTCTCTCCTTCCAGAGTGAAAACAGCTCATCAGCCGCGTCAGCGTTATACTCCTGGTCAGCCTGTACAAACAACTGAGTCCTAATTTTAGATGCTTTGATCCACTCTGCGAACTTAGTATCGGCAAGTATTGTCTGCATGTCCGGGTGCTTATTACCCAGAGTAGCTAACGCCGCTTGCTTCTTGTAGTCCTCAGTGTATTTCTCTGCCTCTCTAATTTTAGGGTGGTTATCAATTGCGCGATTAACAGCTCCTTGAGGGTCTGTAAAATAATCAATATCACTTTCTGGCTCAACATTGTTCTGCTGAGGTGCTTGTGGTTGTGGCTGAGAAGTTATGTAATCATCCACTACCTTGCGAAGCTCGCCAACTTCATTAGAGTGCCGACTCATCACCTGTTCTACTTCTTGGTGCATCTGAACAACTTCTTTCAGAGACTTACCTCGGTACTTCTCTGGAATATCTATTTCAGCGTCTTGCTCTACTGGGTCTTGAGATTGTTCAGCTTGAAGCATTTCTTCTTGCTGGGTCTCTTCGGCTTCGGTTACAACATCGTCCACATTCCCCTCTTCTTCGAGGTGCGGATCAATCATTGTTGCTCTAGACATATTAAACTCCGTGAACTAAGTCATTATGGAGATTTACGTTTTCCATTAGCTTCTTCGTGTTCTCGTACCCACTTTATGTGGCGACCGGGAAAGTCCCCACTAGATCCGTCAAGTACGCACTTAGGCGCCGATGGCATTTTAGTAGCTTCGGAGCCACAACCGCACCTGCTGGTTGTAACCCCTCTGCCTACCATTCTTTCAAATACATGACCGTTTTCACAACGGAAATCATATATCTTATACATCTTCCGATTCTTGATCTTCCGCTTCAGCTTGGTCTCGCGCCAATGTAATCGTTGATTCTAAATTGATTACTGTCGCAAATGCAGACACTTGCCCTTTACGGAAAAACAAATCCTCCTCATCTTTAACTGTCTGAATATCCGCTAACTGTTTAGCGTTATTAGACAGCTCTTCTATGAGTTGCTTAAAACCATCATGGTTAAACAGCTCGTTGTAATTAGTAAAATACTCTTCGAGTTCAGGGGTCATTCCTTTCTCCTTTGTTGATACTGTGCCTTTTAACACGATTTTTAAAAAATGTCAGGCTTTTCTAGTTGGTTTTTTTGCGGTCTTAGCCGCTTGCTTAAACGCTTTGTTTGTAGGCGCTCCTTTTGCACCGGGCTTTCTCATTGTTTCACCAGAACCTTTTGCAATCCGATTGCGTTTAGCCCGTATGTTGGCGTAAAGACCTTTCTTGGGCTTCATTAACTACCCCTTAATAGCCGTATGGCTTTTTAACTTTCTTTTTCTTTTTACCGGGCATAACGCTCTCCTTACTTTTTGTGGACTTTTTGAACTGCAAAATCTGCTGACTTAGACGCGCCTTTGTGAGGCTTATAGCCACCAGCAGGATCTTTCATTAACTTGTAATTGCTACCTCTCTTCATCCAGTGATGACCGTCCGGAGCTTTAACCTTCATAGCTTATTACCATTTAACCTTATTAGCCCAATATGCCGCAGAGCATTTGCCTTTAGCAATGTTTTTAGCATGACGAGCTTTAAAAGATTTTCGTTTTGCTTTCATCTTTTCTGACTCTCCTGCTTTCGGTTTTCCTGCGGTGCTGGCTCCTTGCTCGCCAAACCGAATTGTTTTTACTTTACCATCATCACACCTAACTACAACTACATGAGACTTAGTAGCATGGATAGGCGTCCGCTTCGGTTTGTTGAACCCGCTTACCCCCGCCCGTTCTACGCTTGGGTGTTTTTTTGCTGGCATTTTTTAATTCCTCTACTTGCTTTGTTAGCTCTTGTACTTGCAATTCCAAAGGGCTTACCATTTGTTGCATACTATTTAGAAACATCTGAAACTCAGTGTTTGTTAACATGCTTTGCCTTAACTGTAGTATGGATACCATTCGTTAAACTTTTTGACATATATGAATGTTCTTGAGGTGTCTTGAGCATTCATAGTAATTGTTACGCTACCATATTGATCTATGTTGTATTGCTCTTCGTTAAAAAAAGCACCAGACGAAGACAGATTTATATTGCCAATAATCTTAATTGTGCTGTTGTCTTTTAGCTTTACTAATACTGTTTCTCTGTCTTTAGGCGTAGTGTTTAAAATAATTGTTATGTTGTCTCTGCAATTAAGTATTTCCGTACCTTTTGTTACGTGAG